TCCTTGACGACCTCAAGCGCAAGTTCTACTACAACACCCCAATGTTTGACGCAAAGGAGATAAATCCGTATGAACTCGCACGGAGGGAAGGCAACAGGGAAGTGCTGCTTTACATATTGGACAAAATCCAGAAGGGATACGAAAGGAGGGCGACCCGCAGTGCGGACAATCGCCGAAAGAGAGTTTAACTTACAGCTGTTTGCAGAAGGAGAAGGAGAAGCACAGGCACCAGCACAGACGCAGGGAACAGAAGCTCCTGCTCAGCAGAGCGGATACGATGGCATATTGAATTTGTATACACCTCCTAAGGGCGGTGATGACTGGAGGGCACAGCTCCCTGACGAGCTTAAGTATCACCCGTCGTTGCAGAAGTTCAACTCGCCTGCGGATTTATTCAAGTCATACGTGAGCCTGGAGTCGATGTTGGGCAAAAACAAGGTGCCCATACCAGATGAGAACGCTCCGCAGGAAGAATGGGACAAATTCTACGAGAAACTTGGTAGGCCTAAGACCCCAGACGAGTACGAGATAAAGCTTGATGGAGTGCAGGCCAACGAGGAGTTTCTGAACAACTACAAGCAATGGGCCCACAAAGCAGGTCTTAACAAGCAGCAGGCGGCGGAGTTGGCCAAGCATTATGCAGAGTTCGAGAGCCAGTATGTGGCAAAGCTCCAGCAGGACTTTATAAACAGGGTACAGGAGGCCAAGCGAAACCTTGCCAACGAGTGGGGGCAGAATTACGAGCGCAACGTGAAGGCTGCGGAGCGGGCATTGATGGCAGCAGCAAACGAGATAGACGGCTTGCAGGAATGGCTTGAGGCAAGCGGTGCCAAGGCAGACCCCGTATTCGTGAAGCTGATGCACTTCTTCGGCCGAGGGCTTGCCGAGGATACATTGAAGGGTGGGGGAAGGGCGATAGCACCTGAGTCGGCGGAGGCCGAGATAGAAAGGCTATTGGCCGACGACGACTTCAAGAAGAAATATTTGAGCGGGAACAAGGCTGCCGTTGAGCAAATAACAAGGCTCATGGAGGCGGCTTACGGCAACGAAGAGGCAGACTTGGGATAACCGAAAGGCCCCGATGAGCCTCACGCCGATGCGGGCGTAAAGCGCTACAAGGCCCCAATGCGGACAACCTTGGCGGGGGAAGTAAAAATAAAAACAAAAAAAGGAGTGAGTTGTAGTGGCAAATGATATTACCATGATGATGATCAAGCAGTTCAGCACGAACGTGCAGCTACTCTGCCAGCAGCTCGACTCTAGGTTTGCAAAAGCCGTCAGGGTTGAGCCGATTCATGCGGAGTATGCGTTCTTTGACCAGATAGGGCCGGACATAGCGGAGGATATGGCAACGAGGCATGGGCCTACGCCTATCATGGACGAGCAGCACCAGAGGCGCAGGGTACACGCAACACGCAGCCATATAGGGCGTCTCATCGATGCCTATGACCTCAACAGGATACTCACCGATCCTACGTCGGCATATGTGAAGAGCATGGTCGCTGCGTTGTTCCGCAAGATAGACGATAAGATAATCGCTGCAGCGGTAGGGCCTGCGTATACTGGCAAGGAAGGCGAGACGGCAATTCAGTTCGATTCGGCGCATATGGTTGTTGCGAATACCGTGGGGTCGGGTACAACGTCGACAGAGACAGGCATGAACGTCGAAAAATTGCTTGCTGCATCGGAGATATTAAATAAATATGATGTGCCCGAAAACGACCGCTATGTGGCGATGAGTGCAAAACAGCACGCAGAGCTTCTCGCCGACCAACGCACGACCAGCAGGGATTACATCGGCACGTTCACGCTGGAAAACGGACGCATAACCAACTTCGTAGGGTTTAATATAATCCTGTCAGAAAGGTTGCCGAAGAGCGGCAGCGATCGTGAGTGCCTGTTCTGGCAGAAGGACGGGCTGCTTCTGGCTGTGAACGAAGACGTGGTTACCAAGATAAGCGAACGTCCCGATCTTGCCTATTCCAAGCAGATTTACATCGCCATGGACAACGGCGCCACCAGAATGGAAGAGTGCAGAGTTGGCAAGATACTCTGCAAGGAATAGGGGGCGATGTAGATGACGATCTACAATGGGATTAACTACGACAAATATATGGCAGGGCAGGTGCTTGACCAGGGCCTGTGGGGCGGGAAGGTGCAGGTGGCATACGACAAATTTGCGTATACCGCCAACTCGGGTAGCGGAGACGTAGTGAAGCTATGTAAGCTACCCAAGAATGCAAGAGTACTCCCGATATCGGTGATCAAAACCAGCGCAGCAACCACGCTGTCAGTTGGGATAGAAGGTGCCACAGACAAGTTTGTCAGCTCTGGTTCCGTCAATGGCATTACAACGTTCGCCAAGGCAGACGGCACGCAACTTGGCGTAGAAGGCCCGATAACGGTAACCATCACGTCTACCAATACTGCTCCGACGATCGAAGTATGGGTCTTCTACGTACAGGCAGGATAGAGGTGAGGTGAATGGCCGAACATAAGGGGATAAACCTAACAGCTCACGAGGACGGCACGGTGCTTGATCCAGGCGTATGGGGCGGGAAAGTGCAGGCCATGCACGACACGGTTACGTTCCTCTCTACCGCATCTGGTAATGCTGCATATTTGGGGTGGATACCGAAGAATGCACGGATACTGCCCAACTCTTTCATTAAGTATGGAGCAATGGGGGAAATAAATGGAGGCAGTTCAGTCTCAGCATCGTTCAAGGTAGGCACATTAGGCGACGACGATAAATTCGGTATGGTCTCTGACGCAAAAAATGCAGGCACGTTCCAGTTCACGGCCGTGGATAATAACAAAATCGGCGAGTCGGGGCCTCTAGTGGTTACTATCGCTAATCCCGGAAGCATAGACAACGTGGCCGTGGAGGCGTGGATATTCTACGTGCAGACAGGGTAATACAAGGGGGCTTCACCGCCCCCTTAAAATTTAGGGAGGGATAAATTTTGGTGAAAGCGAGGATTAGCAGATGGCCGTAACATCGGAATACCAGCCAGTCCGTCTTAAGGGTAACGGGACGACCGCAAGGTTCGACTTCCCGTTCCGCATATTCGCCAACACCGACCTGCAGGTCTATGTGGATAACGTACTTCAGACATTGGGCACAAATTATGATGTGAAATCGGATGTCTACTTACCAGACGGGTCAGATTATGACTGGAGGAACGGCGGGTATATATTATTTAAACCCGAATATATTCCACAGCAGGACGTAGAGGTCGTTATTCACAGGGTGATTCCGATCATGCAGCTGCTCGACCTCGAGGAAGGCGGGCCGCTGCCTCCCGAAGTGCTTGAGTCGGCGCTGGACAGGATGACATACATCGCCCAGCAGATAGACAATGCCGTGAAACGGTGTTTGTCCTTCCCTATAACCACGGTCTACGACTTCAACTTCACCATGCCCACGCCGAGGCCGTACGCATTCTTGGGCATATCGGCCGACGGCACCACGTTTGCGCTCTATGACGAATACATACTGAAGCTTCAGTATTCGCCAGACCTCGAGAACTGGTACGACGAAAGCGTGCCAGAAAGAAACGACAGATACGTGAGGATAAGTGTGGACGGGGGGCAGACGTGGGGGTCTCCCGTTGACATGAACGGGCTGCAGAGTATGGCTCTTGCCGAGACAAAGACATACAAGGACGAGGCGGTTGAGGCTGCTGCCGTTGCGCAGGATTCGGCTGCGAGGGCGTTCGGTGCCGCTGCCCCTGCGTGGAGCGCAGATGAGGTTTACAGCTTCCCTGACGTTGTAGCCTACGTCAACGGGCACACGTACAGGTGCAAGGGCACAGATGTTGACGCAAGCAACCCACCAGTACTGAACGGTGAAGACAACGAGGAATACTGGACGAGGCTCACGCTTTCTCCGGTAGAGGTAATACCAAAGACGTTTTTTGAATATGACGATAACGGCGATTTAATGCCGATATAGGCGGTGATGAGATGGGCAACATAGATTACACGAGCACCGTGATAGACATATGCAATCAGGCGTTGAGGGATATAGGCGAGATGCCTATCGTGTCTCTGGACGAGGCAAGCAAGGCTGCACGTGCCTGCGCAGGGCTGTGGGATTCCGCAAGGGACTTCACGCAGTCATTGCATGAGTGGCCAGAATGCTTGGCTCGCCAACAGCTTGTCGAGGCCGTGCCTCCTCCTCCGTTCGGGTGGACGAAGAGGTTTCAGCTTCCTGTAGACTGCCTGCGCATCCTGTCGCTGCACGAGCACGACAACTACTTCGACGACTGGGAGATTGAAGGCAACACCCTGCTTACTAATCATCCGTCGGCAAGCATCGTCTACATTAAGCGCAACAGCGATGCAGCGACATGGTCTATCCTGCTCAAGCGATGTGTGAGGTACAGGCTTGC